ATTCGTCTTGCGCATCAAGATTTTGAGCAAATTCGCGTGTATTTTGAAATATCATTTAAGTACTATTTTAGCTGCTTATGGTATTTAATTATCTTTTTTTACTGGTGTAAAAGTAAATAAAAAAACTACGCGTTGGGCAGCTCAATGGATTCGCATTGATTTTGATGGCCAACCGGCGTTTGGGAAAAAAACAACATGTACTATTCCCCGAAAAGCGGACTTACTAACGCAATTAACTCTAATCGTAAATATGCCCGATATATTGACTCCACAGATAAACGCAAAAAACAGTTGTCCACCAGGCAGTTTTTTAGGCCCAACTTTCGGATGGACAAATTCATTGGGTCACGCATTGATAAATCAATTGGAGCTTGATATTGGCGGTGTGAATGTGGATAAAATGGACGGTCAGTTTCTTGAGTTATATGACGAGCTTTACGAATCCAATCAGTCTGTGCGTTCAAAAAATCGCATGATTAAACGTATACCGTATGGTTTTAATAGTAGTTCAATAGGACACGACGCCACCCCTACTCAGATTCAGGTTCCATTACCATTTTGGTTTAGTCGTGGTAGCTATTGTAATGCTCTTCCAATAGATGGGATTTCATCAGATTCAATCCAGGTTCATGTAAGATTTCGTACAGTAAATGAATTACATTTTACAGAATCTAAAATTGATGCACGAAATATAGATGTGATTAATTACGAACCACAAAGTATTAATGGTGCTATGCCAAATATAGAAGGGGCTCAGTTTTTACGAAAAAACCCAGATTCGGATATACTAATTTATAGCATTGACCCTGCTCAACAAACAATAGGTATAAGTGGTGAAGTTATACAAAATTTCAAAATGCCAACTAGACTGGATATGGGTGAATGCTATCTTTTAGCAGAATATATATCGTTGGAAGATGCGGAGGCTATTGCCATCCGTTCATCCATGATAGATTTTCGCGTAGAGCAACATTATATTTTACAACCACAGGAAACCCAAGACGCGACAAATGTAAGAATAAGACTACCACAAAGTAATCCAGTAAAAGATATTATTTGGTTTGCCCAGCGTCAGGAAGCATTAAATTATAACGCCTGGTTTTTATTTACCCGTGATTTATTGCCATCTACAAGTGGTGCTGAAAATTGGTGGCAAATACCTTGGTGGCCGGACACAGTTTTGACGGCTTCTGATAACTCACTTCCCGCCTTTAGATACGCACGCTCAGAACCAATAAAGGGAGCCGAATTAATTTTTAGTAATGTTGTTAGATTTAATCATAAATCCTCTCCTTCTATATTTCGTAGTTTATTACCATTATTACACTATAGAAAGGCACCGTTATTTAATAGATATATTTATGTATATCCCTTTAGTTTAGCTCCAGGAGCAAGTGATGACGTTTCAGTAGGTGAAGTGCTTTATCCACGAGGCTTATCAAACTGGGAAAAACTTCCTAAAAAGGAGCTTTATATATCAATGAATCCTAATAACAATGGAAAGTACTTTAACCATAATGTTCATGTCTATGTAACAATTTTTAATGTGTTTCGTGTATTTGCGGGTCGTGGGGTCATGTTATTTGCTTATTAATAATTGCCTTTGTAAAGGTTTTAAATAGCATGAAGTACCGAAGTTAAGTACACCTCCTTTCAGAGGGGTGTACTTAACTTCACAATACTTCACAGGTACGGCCGTATGAAGTTGTACACCCTTCGGGTGTACTTAACTTCGGTACTGGCAGGTAAAAAATTGATTTATATATATTAAATATATATATAATAGAATATGCAAATATTTGTCAAGATGAATTCTGGAAAAACAGTTACACTTAACGCAGATGTTTCAGATTTAGTTAATAGTATAAAAGATAAGATTGCGGAAAAGGGTGGGCTACCCGAAAGATTCCAACGGCTTATATTTTCTGGAAAAGAGCTTGAGGGTAACAGGCCACTAGGAGATTATAATATTCAATCGGAAAATACAATTTTCGAAGTATGTAGAATGTATCCGAAAAGAAATTAACACCTATCCGGGCGAGCTGGGTTGTTTGATTTGATACCATTTATTCAACTTATATTTTGTAGTTTTAACATAATATAAAAAATATAAAATACCTTTAATTTTCCAGATCAAACAACCCAGCTCACCCTTGTAGTAATATATCAAAGTATATTTATTCATCAAATATAATTTAAAAAAAGAAAATCCCTTACATACAAAACGTAAGTTAATTATAAAGAGTCAACATCATAAGTTAATCTAGCAGAAAAGTCTTCTTCATACGCATTTTCCATATCAGGTATGCTGACTTCTCTATAGTCTCTAAACATGTACCCGTCGCTACTAATTATATTAAATTCGGTTATAAGTTGATATAATATAATAGGTTTTTCAAGAATCAAAATTTTATAAATCTGACCAGCCCGGACCCACTTATTTGTATTCCATAACATTTGGGCAGCAGAAACATTATTACCATCAGGTAATACACAAGTATATGTAACAGATTCCTGAACTATACCAAGCACCGTGCCTCCATGAGCAACTTTTTCATTGATAGTTATTTTTGATAAATGTTTAGTTTGTCCATTATTAAGTTTGATATTGAGACGCCCATCTAAACCAAGTGCGTAGTCATTTACGAATGTTCCATGTATACCACCATTTACTGAGCGCTCGGCAAGAATCTGTGTTTTACTTATCACACTTGTAGATTCTGATTCATCGTAATCACTAAAAACGTGCCCATTTATCTTGAGCGTGTGCGTTGAAGTATTTAGGCATATTAATTCAGGCAAGGATAAATGGGTCTCTGCTTCTGGGTGTTTACCCGCTTCAATCCAAACCCCTAGTTTATTGTAATAAACATAATGTTTCTGACTTAAAATTACACCTCCCAAATTCACCATGGGTGTTTTAGAGCCATTAAATCTAAATTTAGAGGTCACAATTGGATTTACACCATTTACAGATGCTAGTCTATCTCCTATAGCAATTGCCGAAATTGGTAAAACAGCACCAGATTCTAATTCTATGGGTGTGGCCGGATCAAAACAGAATTCTAATAGAAATTTAACCATGTCATTATTTGCGACATTTTTAGCGGCCTGAATAGCTGACATACCCATAAATACAACAGCATAAAATGTGGTGTATAGTCGCCCCATCAAATTCATAATTTTAAAGAAACTCATTCGTATTGAAAAAAGAATAAACTGGAATCGGTCTCGAAACGATGCCATCAAGCGTTCCATGCCTTTTAGTAAGTTGGCAATTAAATAGCGAAAAGAATTTGCTACATTGGAAATAGTTCCGATAATATCCGTAAAGTTTGACATAACACCGTATACTGGTCCAAGAACAGCCCCAGCATTCATATTAAAAACATTTTTCATACAAAAGTTAAAATTTTCACTTGCGTCTTGCCCATACAGACCGGCAAATGGCATAATAAGAGGATTACACCGATATTTAGGCCAGTTATTTATTATTTCGGCGATACCGCCTCCTGAAATAACCCATACTACAATACCAACTTGAATAGCTGTAATTATAATAAATTTTATTAAATTTGAATAGAAATTTTTTTCATAGTTTTCATACAGTTCTTTAAATGTTGGGGTGTATTGTGTTGCTGTTTGTAAAGTGTCCAACGGAGTTGATGTTACTCCAACTGCTACCGACATCTCCTAAAACATTCATTCATTTAAAATAAACAGTCTACGTACGCATAAAATTCCATCAATGACTTATAAACTTATTTTTTAAAAGGTTACTTTTTATCAATACATAAATATAAATATCGATAAAATATATCCGGGCTACCCTACAGTACCGAAGTTAAGTAAATCACTCTGAAAGGGTTGTACTTAACTTTAACACTTCACGGTAGAATAGTTTGATTTAATACCATTTATTTAACTTTTAGTTTATAGTTTTTCACATAATATAGAATATATTTAATTTTTTTAGACCAAACAACCCAGCTTGTAGGCACCGGAAGCAGGTTTATTTCTTAATATTCTTTATGAAGATTTATCACTTCTGTCAAAAGCTTGTAGTTCGTTACTTTAGAAGATTCGGGATTAGGAGATTTTTTTAATATTTGCTTTAACAGTTTTATTAGGAGCCCGAATCATTTTTTTTTGGTGCTATTATTTCTGGAATTTAGATTATGTTTCTTAGTTTTATTTAGTGATTTTTTTTGGGGTGCCTTATTATTTTGAGCATTGTTTTGTGAAGCGTGCTCAGGTTTATTTGTGTTTGTGGTTTTATTTGTATTTATACCCTTATTAGCGTTGGCACCTTTATTAGCGTTGGCACCTTTATTAGCGTTGGCACCTTTATTAGCGTTGGCACCTTTATTAGAGTTGGCACCTTTATTAGTGTTGGCCCCTTTATTAGCGTTGGCCCCTTTATTAGCGTTGGCCCCTTTATTAGCGTTGGCCCCTTTATTAGCGTTAGCCCCTTTATTAGCATTAGTATTCTTATTTACTTTGGCATCCTTATTTGTATTTGCACCCTTATCCTTATCTGCGTCATTCTTATTTGCGTTGGTACCCTTATCCTTATCTGCTTCTGCGTTCGTATTCGCATTGGCTCCCTTATTCACATCGCCATTCTTATTCACATCGCCATTTTTATTGGCATTTGCCTCCTTATTCACATCGCCACTCTTATTCGCATTTGCCTCCTTATTCACATCGCCACTCTTATTCGCATTTACACTTTTATTTTCATCGCCTTTTGCATTTTTTCTATTTTTACCGGAGCTGTTTTTGGTTTTATTAGTTTTAGACAGATTTTCGCCAAAATTTTGCCCTTTTTTCTCACCCCAGTTACTTGTGGTAAACAAATTACCCATATTTTAATATATGTTTAGATATTTATTACATAAATAATATTGTTAAAAATTAATAATTGTTAGCAATATTTCAACGATTTATTGCTAATAAATACGTATTTGTTAATAAACATAGATTTACCGGCCAGTACTGAAGTTAAGTATACCCCTCTGAAAGAAGCTGGAATTCACTTCGGTACTTTACGGTACATAACTTTACCGATCAGTACTGAAGTTAAGTACATCTAAAGGGTGTACTACTTCGTACGGCCGTAGCTTTAAATACCGTAAAGTTAAGTATACTCACCCTCTTTTCAGAGGAGTGTACTTAACTTCGGTAATTCATGGCATAAAAGCAAGCTGGGGTTGTTTGATTTAATACCATTTATTCAACTGATATTTTGTAGTTTTTACATAATATAAATTATAAAATACCTTAAATTTTTCAGATCAAACAACCCTGCTCACCCTTGTAGTTACGTTTCTTCGTTTACGTCTAAGGCGTTTAGAACCCCCCTGTTGACTACTATCTGATTTTTGAGAAGTATTTGGTTGAGCCAACATATCATGTTCAGCAACAACATTAGGTGTCGGATTTTCGGGTGGAGCCGATTCAGCTGGAGCAGTTGCAAATATATCCATTATACCCCCTGAAGAGGTGGTAGGAGAGGCATTAGCTATAGTTTGAGGGCTTGTACTTATAGCAGAAGAATCAGCTACAGTTGGTGTAGGGGCTACAGGGACTGGCTCCGATGCTGTAGCAAGAGGTGTGACTGTGCCAGCAGCAGCAGTAGCAGCGACAGCAGTAGCAGCGACAGCAGTAGCAGTAGCAGTTCCTAGTACTGCTGTGCGTGCCGTAGGTCCGACACCAGATGTTAAGAAACCCGAACTCTGTGTTGTTTTATTTTGTTCCACTACCTTTTGTGCTATATTCGCAATATATTTTTCAAAATTATGAGGATTCATACTCTGAGTTAATACAACACACTTTGCGACGCCTCTTGGTGGGTTTGACTCCTGAATTTTCATAACCCAACCAAGCTGTGTAAACATAGCATTGAAAAGGCCGTTTGCTGTGCCAACGCTGACATACTCATTCCAATAATTATGTGCCCCATCATTATCTAGCATACCAAGGAAACACCCGTTATTAATAAATAATGGTACAGTTGATCCAGACCCCATATTGATTTCGTGCTTCTCAACAGCTCCATAACAGCTCACCCATACAGAACCCGCCGTTCCCTGGTTGGCTGAAACGGTGGTGTAAGTTAAGTTTTCTCCAACAAACATCATTCTGAAGTTGCTAAAAATATTCAGATTTCCACTTACGCTCATATTTGGCGTACATGCCATGAAACTTTTATCAGCAAATCGCCAAGTTTCGCCGGGCTTAATATCTACTTGAACAACAGACCCTTGAACAAGCGGAGATAATACCATTTTAAGAATATTTTGTGTAGAATTGACCACTATATTTTGTAGAAAGCTAGCACCTGTAACACCGCGGAAAAGGGCCCCAAATATTCCGCTACTTCCTGTAGTGGCTTGTGTACTAAGTCCACCATCCATATAAGATAATGTTTCCTGGTTAGTAACAATTGAACTTCCGGGAGCCATATTGAATTTAAGGATATCAAATCCCCCTTTATTTTCAATTATAGCACCTAAGTTTGAATAAGGTCCCGTTTTAATACCTGCTGGCGAAACACCTTGAGAGCTCACAGCAGAGTTTACGATAATATTAACAGGTGGTGCCGGTGGCTTACCAACACCTGCAGACTCGGGCACCGGTACTTTACTAACATCGGGTACAGAACCGCCACCGCGTTTAGGCATTATT